GCTTCGTTTCTTGGCGTGTAACGTATCTAATTGTTTCAAATGAATCTTTCTTTGTCTTATAGATTAAACGCTCCTGAAACCTCGTCTTAGGCACAAAAACAGTATTAAATTGAATGATGGTATCAAACTGCGTTACTATCTTTACCCATTCGTTATTAATTAGAATTGAATCAATCTTAGTTAATGTGATCGTGTCGCTTTTAGTTTCTACTTTCAATCCTTTCTTAACCGCCTTTGTATAATGATACGAAGCTGAACAACCAGTCATAAATAAAAGCCAAAGAAATGATATTAAACAAGCCCAAATGAAGGCTACTAAATGTGTGAAATTTATTTTCATCTTATCTTAAATTGTCACGCTTTTTTTTGATGTTTAGCGCAAATTTATAAACCTCTTCGGCTTGTGTAATTATTCCTTTCTTACCTAGTGATTTTTGATTTTCATCTATACTTGTTATCTCGGTATAAATTGGAACGATTGCACTAATCCACACTCCATACTTCCAACCCGTAATTACATTGATCAACAACCCAACTGTTAAAAATACAGCATATCCGATTACCTTTGCAAACACATCTGAGAATCGATTAGATGTTATTTTTTCCCCTCTGTGCCTTGCTGCCTTTCTACCTAGATAAGTGTCGACAATTACAAAAATAAAAACAAGCATAGCCACATAGATAGCTGGTGCAAAGAATGCTCCAATAATCGGCAAGGTGTGAAGTACTGAGTTCGTTAGTTGGGCTTTGAAGGTCATTACATATCTATTTCAACAGTGTAACCTAATTGCTCAAATGCTTGTTTACCGTATTCGTGAGCAGTATCAATGCTTTGTAATTCAGTTGGTAATATTTCAGCGTTGAAAGTTCCTTGCTGAACATTTGTACTTAACGCACTTGCTCCACTTTCAAAAGCCAATTTACTTGCATACGTTGCAACTGCAACCTCTAATGTTTTACCATCTGCTCTTCCAGCAAATTCGATTCTTCCGTATACACTTGGCACTTCTATTTCAGTACCCGTAATTGTAATTTTTCCGCTAATAATTAAACCCATGATTTTCTGTTTTTATTTTTATGCTAATATACCTAAATTTCTTAATGCCTTGACTACTTGTTTTAATGTGTAGCCATCAATCGTATCTGTATCTGTTAAGATAGTACCTAAGTTACTTACTAAAGTAGATGCAGTAACTGCTGTTGTTTCTCGGTATAGTTTTATAATATCACCATTCTCTGTTCTAAAATGGGGCGCTGCGTTACCAGCTACAATATCAGCTGAGTAAAACTGTATAGCATCAACAATATTACCATTTGGAATTGTTCCATTATGAATTGTTAACGTATTTGTTGCTGTTGTATTCCAATGCGTACCCGAAGTTAATTGTGTACTATTTCTAAATACAAGATTTGCTTTATTTGTTAATAGCATTGTTTGACTATTTGCTCCTGATGGGTCAACACAAAAAGCTAATGTTTGCCCAAGTGCATTAGTATATGATTGTTGACCTACAGCAATAATTCCACTTAAAAGAGCGGATGCTCTCGACCCGTAACCAATAGCTAACGATTGATATCCTGAAGTACCATCTGCTCTCGCAGCTACACCTATTGCAATTGAATTTAGTCCAGCAATAGCACTTGCACCAACGGCAACACCACCGACACCAGTGATTGATGTATTCGCTCCAATTGCTGTACCTCCATTGTTTGATACAGCATTGAATCCAAATGCAACAGCATTCTCAGTGACTCCAGCAGCCGATATATCTTTAGCTCCTCCACCGATAACAACATTTTTAAATGCATCAGTTGTACCTAATATTTGAGCATTCAATCCAATAGCAACACGACCATCTCCAGCAATTGAAATCAAGTTTTGCGTATCAGCACTATTCCTTACTCTAAATGCTATATCAGTAGACAATGCTCCTTGCGCTCTAACGTCAAGTCTTACAGTTGTTGCTGGTGTTGCTCCTACACCAAGCCTTGCGTTTGTGTTATCCCAAAATAAAGAAGCTGATTGCTGAACAACATCACCCGTACCTTGAAAAAATACTCTTCCAACAGTTCCGCTAGTAACCGCAGTTGTACCTACTGTTATTCCACCACCTCCACTTATAACCAAGTCACCGCTTCCAAGTAAACTATTACCGTTTATTGTCTTTATATTTGTTGCGCTTACTAAAGTAGGTTGAATTCCCGCAGTACTTAAACTTTCATTTTTCCAAAGTGAAGTAGCTGAATCGTATTGAAGCAAATCTTTATTTGCAACCGAAGTAATTGCTACATTATGAAGTTCATCTAATTCATAACCGTTATCAACTTTAACAAATATACTTCCTTGTGTAATGTGAGCCGAAACAACATAACCAACTATTATTAAATGATTAGGTGCAGATGGTTTTACATTTGTAACTCTACCAGCAACAGTTGGGCTTAAATAAAGAATATCACCATCCACCCACGTTTCACTTTGTATGCTTCCCGTTGTGTTTATGTTTCTGATTAATCCGCTTGTAGTAATGAATCCCTCTTGATTGTTATTGATTGTTTCAGTAACTAGTCCAATAGTTTCAGCACTCAATAAATCAGTTGTAGCTTGTGCTAAATCAACTTTTAATCTTTGACCTTGCGCACCCGTTACCCTTACCGCTTGGTAATTTGCTTCTAATAAATTAACGTTTGTCGCTGTTTTATTAACTACTCTCAAAACTTGCTCTTGACCTACTTGTAAAGTAACGTTTCCACCTTTTAAACCTAAGTCAACAGTTCCATCCGTATCATTCCACCGCATTACAGCAACTCCAGCTGTACCCGTTGGTGCTTGGTCAAACTCTATTTGTCCCGACTTTAATTCAAATTCTCCTAAATCAACATCAGCAGTCGCACCCGTATAAGGAACTTTATTAGCTAAAGCGTCAAAAACTGCGTTGCTTGTTACGGGATTTAAACTGCCGTCTGTAACCGCATCTTCTATTGGAATATTTATATTTATTGCCATACTATGTTAAATGTTTCGTCTTTTAAACTTGGAATCGTCACGCTTGTAGTCACTCCGTTAACTATGAAGTTGTAGGTAGTATCGGGTAAAACTAAAGTCCCACCACTAGCAACCGTTTCTGAATATGTACCGTCTGAATTCTCAACGATTGCATCTGCACAACTTGGAGCTGGAGGTAATGGTGCAACATCAACAGGAACCTGGCACCTTCCATGCGATGGAATCTCGAAGCGTATATCTGCAAAATAACCAACTAAGTTATCCAATTCCTTATCGCATCCAAATTGACCTATTGGATCTTCAACTATATTTATTTCATCAACTCCGTAATCATTCCACCAAACTCGAATATCTCTAAGGATTAAAGAAGTATCGTTTGCATTTTCCCAAACATCTAAACGGTCATCGTTGATGCGCTCATAAACATACACTCTTAACGTGTGTACATTCATAGCTCTATTTACAGCCACATCAATAGGTGCAACAAATAACAAAGGATATGTATTTTCTTCTGTTATGTATGCGCTTCTATGATCGTCAGATTCAAAGATAACACGCCCTTGTAACTGTCCATGACCATCAGCAAACGCTGTGATTGAATCCTTTATTGTAACAAGTGTGTTTATAGCCATACTGTGTCGCTTCTAAAATTACGCTCACCATCTGGAGCTGTGATTTCTCTATTCGTTGGGTCCTTGTATAATAGAAAATTGTCTTTATTGAGTTGTAAAAATTCTCTCAAATTTCCTTCATGGACCTTTGCAAATTTCAATATGTTTGTTCTAATATATTCAACAGCTGTGATTCCTTCACTTGCTGAATAATCACCGCTTTGAGATTGTACACCTTTGTTACTTATTCTAAATGAAAGATTTGGAGCTGCGTCATAAGCCGCATAAAACGCTGTTGTATATTTCACGAAGTCTATTAACTCATCCTCTAGTGGATCAGTTGTGCCAGCGTTAAATTTGACTAGCAAGTCCTGAGTAAAAGTATAACCTAGAATTGGCTCAATATAAACTTTTACACTCATCGGAATATAAGGTGCTAAATCCTTTGCATCTACGTTTTGAGTAATATGTGTTTTGTCCTTTATAAAGGCTTCTGTAACAAAGTAAATCATTCTGCTGCGAGTAATTGGTTAATAGTATCTTGATCTATTCCGTATGCTGCTAAACGTGTTCTTGCTAATGGCTCAGCTAATCTGCCCTTTGAGAAATCTCTCATGATTCGCATCATATCCATGTTATCCTTTGCGCTTAGTCCTTTAAGATTATCATTAACTTGTGGAGTACCTTCTGCGCTTAATTGCTCAGGTTGTACACCTTCTTTAATTGCTTCCTTTAGCGTAAGTATATCAGTTTCTTTAATAGTCAACTCACAAGGTACACCGCAAATAGTAGCAAGTTCGTTTAGATAGTCTTGTATTGTTTCTCTATTAGAATTTACCCATAGCTTCTTAAACTGTTCAGCTGAAAACTCAATCTCTTCAGTCGCTCCCAAACTTCCCGCAATACGTATACCCATAAGCGCAGGATTAAGATTGTGAGATATTGCAACCTCTTCTTTATATTCCTTACTTGTTTGTTCGAATAAAGCGTGATTGTCCGTTGTACTTACAACTTCAACATCAGGTAAATTATCTTTACCATTAGCTTCGACCTTCATAGCTCGACCGTAGTTCTTAGCACCTTTTGCATTGTGACGCATACCAGCACTCCAAACGTCACGCTCATCAGGTGACATGATATAAGGATATTTGTAGATAACACTTGGTTGTATTCCGTTCTCAATTGCTGACTTATGCAGCAAAGCAATATCAGCTCCTACTTTCTGCCAGTTTGCACTCGATACCCAGTCAGGCATACCATAAGCACGAAACCCACCTACCCAATTTTTAAGCTCCAAAACTTGCCACTCATCAGTATTGCCTATTTTATAAGGTGTGAATATCATTTGACTTGTTGACCTGGTCCAATCTCTAGAATAAAAATAGTTTGCAGGTGTATCGTTGAATAAACCAACTTGTGAATTTCTGATATTCTCAGGATCAACTATTTTAAAATGTGTATATTTCTTATATTGATTAGAATAGTGAAGAAGCGCAATTACTCGACCATGCTTAACGAAATCTAGCACTATATTTTCACTAGACTTTTTTAACTTCGACATCGTTTCAAATTGCTTAATTGCTATCTTCTCAGAAACCTCTAAAGTATCGTAATCATTCCATTCGTAACCATTTCCAATTACGCTGTACTTTTTAAAATTACAGCACGCCTGATGCATTGGTGCGCTTATGTATAATTGGTTTAAAATCTGAGGGTAAAGATTTGATTCTCCAAACCAAACACCGCCAGTTCTGTTAACGTAATCATCAACAAAAGGTTGTGATAAATCTTGACCTTCAGTATTGATTGTTCTGAAACATTCTAATTCCTTATTCTCTACTTGTGGCTGTGGTATTATATCTTTGCTAAACCATCCCATATTAATTTCCTATTTGTGTTGTAACAACAATAAAACCTTTTTGTAAAATCCTGCCCGTAGTATCTAATACATCCAACGTAGGCAGCGCACTTTCATATACACTATATGACCATTCGCCTTCTATTAAATATACCTCGCCATCTAAACCAACAGCATTAGTAGTTTCAGTTATGACAATCAAATCGTATCTAATGTTTGAAGTAGCCTGAAGTGAACAGCTAACAGTTGCGCCATCCAAATCAAACTTATTTGTAAACACTATAAGATAATACGGATCGAGTAACTGTGAACGCTCAGATAGCGTTACACAAATATTATTAACAGTATTTTTTTCTATGACAAAATTACTCATTACTTTATATGTACAAAAAAAGGGGCTTGTTTGACAAACCCCTCATTTTCATGCAAATTAATTTTAAACTGCTGCGATAAGCAAAGCCTCAACAATTGCGCTATCAACTGCGTATAACATATGACGCTCATTTTCTGAAGTCAATGTAACAGGCATCTGTTGACCAGCTGCACGAGTGTTGTTAGTTGCTGCTGAGTTAGCTGATAATCTCAATCCTTGATCGCTTCCTAGCATCCACCAATCATCGTTGTTATCTTGAACAACTGCAATCAAATCTCTTCGACCAGCAGCAAGTAAGCTGATAGCGTTACGCTTTCTTAAATCAATTCGTCTAAATCCTAACTCAATACTTTGAGTGTAAGAGTGTGTATCAGCTACTAAATCACCGCTCCAATCTTGGCTAAACATTGAAGTATCTTTTGTTAAAGGGAAATCTTCAAATTTAGTACCAACTGTACGTGTGATTGCTGTTACTTCGCCATCGGTATCAGGTGCTGAAGTTGCTGTTACGGTTAAACCCGTTACATCTTCAAAAGAACCGATAAGCGCACGTTTAATTGCTCCGAGGTTATTATCCCCGCAGTCTTTAGGTATTCCCACTAATGGGCTACAAATTGCCATATCTTTCTATATTAAATGATTAAAAAATAGGAGGGCTTTTACACCCTCCGTTTATCAGAAGATGTGGAAATAAATCTCTTCAGCGTTAGTGTATGAAGGTTGGAATTTGAAGTCAACACGTACACCAATCTTACGAGATAATGTAGTCTTCATAAAGTCAACAATATTGAATCCTAACTCCTCATCCATAAGGTCCATGATGTTAACCAAGTTATCCCAATAAGTTGCAATGATTACGTTATCAGAAGCTCCATCAGCTCGGTAAATTGGTGTGCCTTGGAATGTCAATGTAACATTCTCGATGTAGTACAATCCACTTGCTTTGTTATCTGCAACAGCATCAGCTAAAGCGTCATATACATTTGTAGCAACAATATAAACGAAGTCCTTACGTCTACGAACACCCTTAGGCAATACGTTACGAGCTTGCTTTAATTTAGCAATTACGTTTGCATCAGTAATAGCAGAAGCTACACCACCGTTACCAGCAGTTGGTACAAGAATGTTTGCATCAGCAGCCATTAAAGTCTCCAATCCATCAACACCATTTGCAGCAATTGTACCTGTAAATGTGATGATTTCCATTTGCTCAGTTAACTCTTCAGCTAATTTGTCAAAAAAGAAATTCATGAAAGCAAAGTTCTGATTGAACTCGTTTGAGCCTCTAGCTAATTGGTCAGATACAAAAGACTCTTCCAAAGAAGCAACACAGAAAATAGTTGCGTACATCAAAGGTTTTACTTCGTATTCTTTTTGTGAAATCTCAGTGTTATCAAAATTAGGGTCACATGAACCAGCTTTGATAGTAACACCAGTTACATCTACACCACCCAAGTTAACTCGGTCTTTAACTCCTAACAATTGACGGAACTTAGAACGTGTCTTCTCGTCTCCAATCATTGCTCTACGGAAGTACTCAGTAGCGTTTGTTGTATAATCTGCCGAAGCATCAACAGTCATAGCCATTTCAATAGCTTTACCTTCAACTGTTGTTGGGTCGAAAAACGCTTTCTTTGCGTTCTTAAAATCTTCTTTAGAAAGATTAATTGTTTGTCCGTATAACTTAACAGACAATTCGTTTACTTTACTCATTTTATTTTTGGTTTTTAATTGTGTTTATACTGTCTGAAATACGTCTCCACATTGGGCGATTATCTGACATTTCTACTGGAAGCTCCTCTAATAATGGTGCTTCTAATTCACTCTTTAACTTTGCGATTTCACTCATCAAACTTTCTTGAGCTGCTTCTAGTTTAGCCAATCTGTCATCTTCAACAACTGGTGCAACTTCTTCTACAACCGCAGTAGGTACGATTTCTTCGACTGGCACATCTGCCATTACTTCAGGTGTTGCTGCTGCAACTTCCTCAATTACTTCTTCTTGTTCAGCTGTAACCTCTTTCTTTTCGATAACTACGCCATCTTTTACAACGTAGATTGTACCGTTAATTAAGTGTTCGCCATCAGGAAGCAAGATTTGTTCTTTCTCCATTTTTGATAGTTTAATTATTGATAAATTTATTAATGCTTCAATTGAGTATGCGTGTTTCTTATTTGCTTTGATTTCATTCTCCCAATAGCCCTTATCAGTTACTTGTGATAAAACAAACAGCGTTCCGAATGGTAAAGCGTTTTGGTCAAATCCATATTGAGTGTACGCCTTATCTTCTGAGCTTTCTGAAATCCATGAATCTAAAACATACGAAGGAGCAACACCGCCCTTATGCGTGTCTTTAAATAAATCATCTTTCTCAAGTGTACCGTTTGATAATGCGATTTCGTGCATCTCTTTAATTGTCTCAGAAGAAAAGCGCATATTGTAGCGACCTATCTCATCATCTCGGAATATATCTTTGTCAGGTACAAGCAATGGAGCGCAAACTTGCATTAACTCATCTTTAGATAAGTAAGCGTTTAGAGTTGTAGCCATTCGGTCATCTAGTCTCGCAACTACTTGCGGAACGAAACCAACACGCCTAACTTCATCATCTTCGTAATCTTCAAAGTATATTTGACGCTTCCATACGTGGCGACATCCATATGAACCTTTGTAATCAAATATTGAATAGTTACCAAACTCAGGATTTGATAAACCGTTTGTGATTTCCTCTTCAGTATAAAGTCTACCTAAAGATAAAACCTCTGAACAGAATGAACGTGTCTTATCGTCATTTGGTCCTTTATATTCATAACGAACAAGCCATTGACCGCCTCCACCTTTCTTTTGAAAATCGTTGTAACTTTCTGAATCTTCAACGCCTAAATTAATCTCACGCTTTGAAAGATATTCCTCTTCCGTTACTTCAATCCAATGGCTTGGTTTTACAATTCCAACCGTTTTAAGATACTCTAGTATTTTAGATTGTACTAATTCATCAGCAACTATTCGTGGATCGTGTGCGTTAAGATATACACCAACTTCTTCAATCGCAGGATCGTTTACATACGCTATATTCTTCCATCCGAAAGCTGGCATAGCACCCTCTCGAATTGGTTTTAACGTAACATAATAAGTCGCAATTTCTGACATACAACTATATATGTAGAAAAAACTTATTTGTTCGATTTTATATAAGATAATTGATTAAATGCTAAATAAAGATTCTGGTCTAGCACCTGGTTAAACTTTGTAATATCAAAATCAGAAAGCATATTTAAAACAACCATCCATTGATTATCTCCTTGCTTTGCCCTTGTTTTCATTTCTAATTCAAATTCAGCTTTCTCCTCTTCATTCAGTTCTTCAACTTTTACATCTGCATACGGGTCTGAAAATAATTCATAGGAATTAAAAAAAGTTTCTCTAAATTTATTGTACTTTTTACAAGCTCCTAATATTTGATTGATTGGTAACTCATCAATTAACTGACTTCGATATTCTACATTAACATTCTTGTAATCTTCTATAATTACATCGTGCATACCTCCACCACTTTCAGCTAGGTAAATTGTTGCAGCTATATGTGAAATGTTTTGAGTAAAGCCTTTAGATACGTAATCCTCTAGGTTAATGAATTGTCGAAGCGTCAACGTGCTGAACGATTGTAACTTTAAAGTTACATTGTCAATCGTTATATTCTCTGAATGCCTATCTGAAATCTTTACTTTTGTTTGAGCTATTGAGTAAGCATTTACTAACTTATTAACCCTCCATTCTTGAACGTCTAACGGATCTAAATCATCAACAATCGAAATCAGGTGTATCATCTTATCAAATACACCTTCTAAAGTTTCGGAGTTTATTTCTTTATACTGTCTTGTCAGCAGCATCAATCAGCATCTGTACGTGTTCAACGTATTGTTTTGACAAATCAAATATAACAGGGCTTGCAATATCTGCTGTTACAAAGTCACCAAATAGATTTGCTTTGTGATCAATGTGAGCATCCGTATAATGTTCTGTCTTTGTTAGCTGAGTATCTTTGTAAACAACTGCAAATGCTTTGTTTCCCCATGCTCCACCTTTTCTCGCTAGGTTTTCAATTTTAGCAATATCCTGAGCTGATAGATACAACTTACCATCTTCTAACTCACAAGTATATTCTCTACCATTCACTTCAAAGGTTGGCTGTATTTCATTCTTAACTTCAGTAATTTGAACGGATTGAATTGCCTCGCCAAATAGTTTTAATGGAATCACCTCTACTAATTCTTTACTGCCTAAAATAGCTAATACTTCTAACCATCTTTCTGTGTGGTCCTTATCGCCTTCCTTTTCTAGTATAGCACTAATCTTAGCTAGTTCATTCAGCGTAACCTCACTCCCAAGGTTACGCAACTGGTAATCATTACCTTTTATTTTAAATTCTTTCATTACGCTAAAGTAACTTTATTATTCATCATTTGCAACTCATTACCCTTATCTTGTATATCATGGTAATCAACAACCATCACTTTGTCTCGCTTTGAATTGCTTTGAGCTGTTTGTGCTTGTGAATTATTCAAGTTCATTTGTGGTGTTTGTGAGCCTTGTTGCATTCCACCCATTGAAGGCATAGCACCTCCACCACCTCCAGCACTTGGAGGAGTTCCACCTCCACCACCTGAAGCTCCACCGCCATATCTAGCCGAAGCTATCTTTGCAATATTAGCCGCTGTTGTGGCAATAGCAAAAGTTAACGAAGCAATACCAACTGGATTAGGAACAGGACCAATAGCCAAAGGAGCTGCTGCCAAAGATGCTGTAATTGCTTTATGACCATCAATAACCGCCATACCTAAATTCATGGCTTTTTGAATGTTAAATTGTCTCTTTGCTCTTTCCTCTTTTGACTTATCGTCTTGCTTACCTAGACTGTTTGAAATTGCAAAAATACCTTCAGATAATGCGACAACTGATTGTGCGTACATTTCAAATATTTCAACTTTTTTAGCGGCTAAAGCGACTGCAGTTTCTTTTTCTTTATCACTAAACTCTTTATCTTTTTCCGCTTTTAAAGTTCTATATTTCTCCTCAATTAATGCTTTTTCAGATTCAGTAAGTTCTACGTTCTTAAGTTCCTCTTCTCTCTGAGCGTCTAATAAAGCAAGTTGGGCTTTTAAATCAGTAGCGTTTTTAATTGCGTTTAATTCTACTTTAGCAATTTTTTCTTTTTCATCGTACTCTTTTTGCTTAGTAGCCTTGGTTTCATTCGCTATTCTTAAGGCTTCATTTGTTTCATCCAAGTACTTTTGGTCGATAGCTTTTAAGGCGTTATGCTGTTGCTCTTTTAAAGCTATTTCTAATTTATCCTTTTCACCTTGCTCTAATTTTTTATTAGCTAAAGTATCTTGAATCAGTCGCTCGTATTTTAGATTTTGCTCTTTACGTTCCTTTTCAATACCTTCCTTCATAAGGTCAAGTTCAGCATCTTGAATCATTCGACTAGCTGCCAATCTGTCGGCTTTCTCTTGCTCTCTGTCCGCCTTTCTTTTATCACTAGCTGCTTTATTATCTGCTGCTTTCTTTTCGTTTGCTGCGTTGTTATCAGCTACCTCAGTTGCATTGATAACTTGGATTTCTTGACTAGCCTCACGAATACCTGTCTTTAACTCGGTAATGGCTGCTCGAATCTCATCTGACTTTTCCTTCGTTAATGTACCCGCAACTTTCATTGCTTCCATTTTAAGACGCAAAGCTGCTATTTCTTCTCTTGACGTTTCAATGATAGCATACTGTTTTTGTCGCTCCATTTCGACTGTATTCTCACCAGCTATTTGAGCCAATCTAATCTCATGATCGTAAGCATCGGTAACCTTTGCTCTTTTATCTGCGTGACTTTGTGCTATCTTTTCTTGAGCTTCTGCTTGTTTAGCTGCTGCATCTTCAGCCGCATACGAAGTTAAACCAATCCAATCTAAAAAGTCTTTAAGTTGTTGGATAACCCAACCAATCGCATCACCAACCGCTTTGAATATTGTCTTTAGTATTCCTAACTCATCCAATAAAGCTATGATTGCCCCTATAATAGCACCAACAACCGCAACGATTAAGAACAAAGGATTAGTTAAGATTGCCTTACCAATAGAAACGAAAGCTGAACCCATTTGTTTTAACGAGCCTATCGCATCTTTAAATGTGATTGACTTAGAAGTCTGAGCAAATAGTTTAGCACCATTGGTTACTCGGTCGAAGTCCATATCTCTTAAACCTGCACCAATCTCACCTAATGAATTACTGACTTGTTCGTATTTTGATCCTGTTGCAAATACAGCAACTTGCTCATTCACTTCAGCCATTCTGTCTTTGAGTGCAGCGGCTTTTTGATTCAGTTTATCAAATGCCTCAGTACCTAATTCAGTCTGTTGAAGTTGTTGGATTGTTTCTCGTAGTTCAGCCTTTAAACTTTTGACTGGTCTATCGTCAACCTCTACATTTATTTTAATTGTATTATCTGCCATGTCTTATATTATTATCCAATCTGTACTATCTGAAATAACTGTTATGCTTTGATTTGGTGTTAATGTTTGTGTTACGATTCCATCAATTAAATTAGGGCTTGTCAAACTTATATTCCCAGCACTTGTATTTTTAACCGTATATCTTTTACCGCCTTTAGTCTTGAACAAAGTTGAATCTAAAAGTGTAATAGTTGTCGCTGCTGTATCTTCTATTACTATTTCATCTTCTAATTTCACCGTATAATTTCTGCTCACAGCTCTAAGTGAAATACCTTCGCTAATTACACCACCTACATAAACACCGCTTCGACTTGGCGTTGTTTGGTCACCGATTACTTTAGTACCATTTAGTCCAACAGGAACATTATTAATTGAACCCATTATCTGAACGTCACTAGCTCGAACAGTATTCACATCCCCTTGTATTTTAATGCGTTCACCTATTGCTAGGTTATACTTTCCATTGATTAAAATATCATTGCCTAGTCTTATATTAGTGTCGCTATCCACCGTATTAAAGTGTTTATTTATAACACCACTAAACGAAACAGTTGTACCTCCAAACGGTCTAAATGGTCGCTTGTATTTCAATCGTAACTTTTCATCAGCTGTAATCAAATCAACTTTAGTTATAGTTCGTTTACCTGAGTTGTAACCGTATATCTTTGATACAAAAAACCATCCGTTATCCTTAATAAATATCTTCCAATCCAAGGTCTTTGATAGCTTCTGAAAATCTGCCTCAGTTAAATTAAAGTAACCAGTTAAGCGTTTGCCTTCATTGATTGTAGTAAGCTCTTGTTGGTGGTGTAAGTTGTATAAATAGTTAGTTGTTTGACCTTGCTGAAACGAATGAAATAATATGTTTGGCGAATCGTAACAAATGCTGAAGTTAGGAATCAAATCATTGTCAAACATTGAAGTTTGATTGTAGTCAGTTATTTGAGCAACTAGATTTGAATTAGGTAGTAAATCGTCATAGAATGGATACTGTGATACTGTACCTACTCCGTTATGAAGTAATACACGAATGTTACAATCAGGATTAACACCATTGATTGAAGGTAATGGAATATTTATTCCACTCCCTACGCTTGGAGTAGGTGAGTACATTATCTCTCTTTTATCTGTTCCTACTGTGTATTCATTGTCAAGTATCAATGTTGACTGTCCATAAGTCTCAACAAATTCAGCTTGATAAGCTGCGTTTAAAGAATCCTTATCATCTTTATACTTGTACTCTTGACGTTGCTTTACATCGTTGTTAAGAAACGTGATTGAGTTAGGTTGTGATTCGTCAAACTTCTCAGTCCAATCCCATTCTAAACCATCGTTGTAATACTTATCTCTAGTCTTAATAATTATATTCGTTTCGTTATCAGGATCGGGAGTGAATAGTAAATTATAGCTTTTAGATACCGCAGAAATTAGATCACGTTGCTTTATCTTCTTTGGTATAAAAGCGTTCACATCTACATTTGTCCCGTTAATTAATTCCGTAATATCAGGAATGGCTCTAAATTGTAGATTTGTTATATCAATATCAAATTCCAATCGTACTGGATTACCAGTTGAACTATCTAAAAATTGAACTAATTGAGTTGATAACGATTGAACACTATAAGAGTTCATCAATGTATACTGAGGTGAGTTGACAACTTGAACACCTGTTGATGTGAAGTATCTTCCAAATATTAAGGCGTGAACGTCAAATTTTTCGTTTGCATCAAATATACCCAAGTTAGCAAATGAAGCGTTATTTCCACTTGCTAAAGGTTGCCACCCCGCAGCATAAGACGTTGTGCCACTACCGAATGAAATGGCAGTTTGTCCCGCATCAATAAACGCCACCTTGTTAACATTCGTTGTTGACTGAGCCACTAAACAAATCTTTACGTCACATCTTCTTAAGCCAGTAAACAGCCCTCCATCTGCTTCCCAAGCAACACCACTTGACGCCCGTACTTGGATGTTATAATCATAGTTAGTTAATATCTGAAAGTTTCGACCTTGACCGCCTAAATTAGTCAGGTCATTATTAACTGTTGACCATTGACTTTGTGCATCTTCAAATATAGTTGATAAATCTATTTTAGAGTTAGCAGCGGCAGCATAGTTATTTACACTTGTAGCACTCAGATAGTCCAACATAGGTAACCATCCGATAGGATAAGTTGGATTATTTGTAGCGTCGATTACATAGTTAGCCGAAGCCATCTCGCCACGTACCGAGTATATTTGTTTTAATGAAGCCGCTATTGTATCATCCCCTTGTTTACCATTGAACGGAATAATACGCTTATCCATTTGGATCGTATCTTCGTTGTATTCATTGAAGGTAAAAGTATAGCCATTTGTAGCAAATATCTTTTTAAAGTATTCCCATTCATAGATAGCTGGCTTGAAATCTCTGAGCGTGTAGATGTTATCACTCTTTGCGTATTGTGGATATGTATAACCGCTTATATTGGACCAACTAGCTATTATATTAGCTCGATTAAAAACATGGCTTAACTCAGGGAATGACAGCTCAGTCAATTCCTTGTCGCCCATCTCGTTAAAGAAATTACTAACCTCGTCAAATACGTTTATCTTATATTTTACTAGCTTGTGATTAGTACCACGAACTCGGTTAACTCTGATAATCTCTAGTAACTGAATAAACCCCTCGAACACTTCAACACCATTTTGTATTACCGATGCGATTGTTTTCTTGTTTCGGTTAAACGTATCATTGCTTAAATCAATATCGAATAACGCGCCTAAAATAGTGGTGTTATTTTCCGTTCCATCCACCTCAAGTGATCGTGAAGCTCCACCCGTTCTTGCACCTGACTTTGTTATTTCAGCAAATGACAAATCAATAGGGAAATCAGTTCCAATTGGTAAATCAATAAATCCCGTTTCAAGTTGTATCCTAGTCATTATCCGTTAATTTCGTCTTGTACTGACATCGTGAATACTAGGTTAACTTTTCTATCTCTTGTTGTTCTCTTCAAGTGTAAAGGCATTGATGCGCTTGTTATCTTAATAGACTGAAATTCGCCACCATCTATTGATACAAACGCTTGTGGTGAAGATAGTAATTCTCGCATAAACTGACACTCATTTTGTGAAAGAATACCAGTGTTGACTGTGTAGCTTATTGTCTCTTCAACGTGGTAAGTTTCATCTCCGTTATCTGTTGCGTTATAGGTCCAACTATCTTCTTTCAATGTACCGTATTTCTTTCTAATATCATCTCGTTGTACAGCTTGATTCATGTAACTACCTTTGTAAAATGGTATAGTTATCCATGAGCCTAAACGATCAAGAAAACAAACATCGTAAGTTGTATGCTCATCACATTCGTTGTATAGAGTAATCGTTTTCTCTTCTGACTTAACAACACCTGTATTCGTTTCTATTTGCACCGTATAGCTTGTTACGTTTGTTAGGTCAATCGTTCCTGCAAATGCAATCCATGAACCGCTGAATACTTGTGTGATTGTATCTGTACTTGGTAGCGCATCGAATAATATAATATTCTCAGCCATTCCCGCTAAACCATATCTATAAAGCGTTCCTGCGATATTAAACACCACATAATGAGTAGCTGCATTGTCTAGGTAACAACTTAGCCAAGTTGACTTTTGGCGGCTTATTCTTATATCCTCTGTAATAGTTGTTAAGAATTGCTTTGTAACACCATCGCAAATATATTGCGTATGGTCATAGTCTTTGAATGTAAGGAATCCAAACGCTCCTTTATAGGCTTTTTGTATATCGGTTGTGATTCCGCTTACCGTAGTTTTCTGTCCATCCGCATAAGATGATACACCAGCACTCGCTCCACCCGAACCAATCCACCCCAAATCCAAAACAGTATAGTAAACACCAGCCGAAAGGAATATATCCAACACCGTATGAATGCCATCTAACTCAGGTCGAAAGTTTACGCTAGGTGTTTGAGCTACTAGAATAACATCACCCGCTGAATAGATTGGAGCTGTTGCCTGAGCTAACATTGTGCGACTAAATCCATTTGGATTGACTGAAGGATTTGAGAAGTTAGCCCATGTTGCTGCACCCGCAAATCCGTAATCGGTAAACGCTAAAGAAACGTAATAGCTTTCATCAACTGTAACTGTATAACTCACCTGGTGACCATCTGCAATATAAGATGTTAATTGTCTAAAGTCATTGTACAATTGTGTTTGTACTAATTTAGCTATATCAATCTCACCATACAAAGTACTTGGAATAGGCTTGAGCTTATACGTTCCAATCACCTCCGAAGTTGTATCATTGGTTACGGTTATAATGTATCTGAATCCTAACTGACTGCTCACAGTACTATCAAAATAAAAGTACATCGGATTGTAGCTAGGTGTTAAAAATTGAGGTGTTGCTAGTGTTGTTACTGCCATTATCTAAATGTTTGATCTATTTGGTATTCCATGCTTATAGCTGCTATTTTTTCTATTTGGTCTAGTACTTTCTCACGCTTCATAAATGCCTTAGTCAAATCACGTTTAACCTTGCCGCCCTTCCATTTTCTACTGTAACCCTCATCAACGTAGATATAGTAGAAAGCTCTGTTTCCATCAATCTCTAGTTGTATATCGTTACTCATTACATCCCATCTCACCTTAACAACTCTAGTTACATTCTTCATTAAACCAGTATCTACTGCGTGCTGTCTAATGATTTCTTTCTTTATCTCAGTATTAAATACTCTAGTCGCTGTACCTATTCGCCTCCATACATCATTCTGAGTTGCCATATATCTTATATGTAGAAAAAATAAGTTTGTTAAACAAAAAATCTAGGTGCATCAGGGCTGAATGTATTTGTTTGGAAATAGTAACGTATCGCGTCAATAGCGTGGTTATAATTATCAATCGGTTTATTAGTTGCGTTACCATCCCTATCAGTAGCCCAAGTGTATTTCCTAAACTCATTGATAAGATTTAGACTTCGTGAAGTTACTCTCAAATCTAATTCTTGCATCCTACTCACACCGTAAACAATTGAATCAGCCCCCTTCTTTGCGTCTTGCATACGCCACCCTAAAGTTTGAAGCTCGTCATTGGATTTCATTTCAGCACTATCTCCAGTAATTGTTGTATACCTATCAACTCCTAATTCAATCATTTTATTAGAAATAGCTTGATTGAGTAATCCTGTTTGATAAATCAATTCATCTAAATAATAAATATTATCAGCATAGTAAATAGCCACCAATGCAGTTGGATCGTTTCTATATCCGTAATCTAGTCCATATCCAAGTAACTTTGCATACTCAGGTATCTTATCTACTTGTGACCAATTATTAAACACAACCCCTTGAAGGTTTCCAATCTCACCAAGTCCGTACACTTGCCACCAATTCCACCAATACCCTCTTTGACCTCTAGCATCTTCTTGCTCAGCTTTCATCTTCTTATACAGCAAATCCTCTAAAGTTGGGCTTGGTATAGCTTCGTTATCTAAGTAAGTCAGTTTTAAAAACTCGCTATTTGGCTGCTGTAAAATTTCAGTATGCGCCCAAAATTCTGAATCAGCATTGAAGTCTATCCAAACTTCCTGCGATCTAATTATTAAAGCATCTGCAATAGGATAAGGAATGTGATTACCCTCGTTTAAAAATAGTATATCTCGTTTACCAGCTGCCTTAGCCTTACCAACCGAATCGAATGACTTAAACTGTATCTTTGATTTGTTTAGTGACGTATAGACTAACTCGGTAGCGTTCCATTGTTCATCCATCCACCTTCCTTCATCCATCATGAAGTTCTTAAATATATCAACGCATCCTTCTTTAACTGCCGGGAGTGTTTCAGCTACAACCGTAACTTTTAAACGTGGTGTTGCTAGACATTTATCGTAAATAATCGGAATTATTCCATAAGTTTTACCACTCGATGTAGCTCCCTGAATAACCTTTTTACGGGCTTTCATGTCAAGCATTTTTCTTAAAGATGTGGTAACTTCAAATGGCATTATAAATCTCTGATAATAATTAATATCTTTTCTTTGATAGCTGTCATCTCGTTATCATCCCAAACTGATTCCCATTTCTGCTCGTCTGTGAATCCGTTTAGTACTGGCTTAGTTAAAGTTAGTAATGATTGTATAGAAGCGAGTTTATCAATCTTCAATCTAGTAGGCATAAATCTAACCTCTAGCTCTTCTTTAACTTCTGCAATCATTTCTCTATCGGTCATAAGTTGAAAATTCGTGGCTCGCCAATATTAGTAACTTCAATCTTTTGTCCCCATTTATTAGAACGTAACTTGCCTAAAATAAACTTTAATGTATCAGCTTTTAACCTGTCTCTTGCAATAGAGTTACTACCAATGTTTACCTTATCAATCACTTCTTTATCTTCAAACTCATTAAAAGAAACCTCACGAAGTAACTCTTCTAAATAGTCAAGTTGGCATTCTCTTGCGCGCGCGTATCTGTTTTCAAGCTCTACGTTATCCTTCTTAAAATTATTAAAAGGCGTTCTTGAATTAAATCCATAACGTTTACATATAGTAGCTAAGCCCTCCCAAGTTTCTTCTATATCAGTACAAATACTTTCAAATATTTCATTGTTCATAAATACTATATATTAATTCGATTTTATAATGTCAATAATTTCATTAATATTTTTTATTTTAAACCATTCGTTTTTTACATGAAATTCATCAATTAATTCATGTATTGATTGTTCTACTTCGTAAGCAAATAATATTTTTTGAATGTGTATAATATCTATATGAAATGGGTTTGAAGCACAAATATCTTTTATCCTTCTGTTTACATTTTGAGATGTTCCTATTTTGTAAATATTAGTACCTTCTATATTTAAAATGTAAATAGTATCTGGTGGTTTATTATTTGAAATAGACTTAGCTGTATGTGATTTTTTCTTTAATAAACTATTTTTTATACTAACTAGACCATCCTCTATAACAAATTGATTTTTATTTGTTTTACCTATAAAATTATAACTTTCATTAATATCTATATTTCTAGCGTTTGCTTCTTTGCATATTTTCTGATGATGAAGCAATCCTTTTTTATACAGTTCTAATTTATTTTTAAATATATCATCTTTTATTAATTGAACAACTTCATTAAAATCGGTGTGGGTAGCTGAATGAAAATATTGTTTAATGCATCCTATTGTAAATCTACAAAACTTTTGAAATCCATCAATAGTATTTTCATTTTCTAATTTTTTATACAGCTCGTACAATTCCCAAAGTTTCTCAGGTGATTCTATGTATTTATGTTTCCCCATCTTTATTATCCTCCTCCACTTTCTTTGGTTTAGTATAACTAACTAAGTTCTTATGACCATCGTTATAAAGTTGCTCTAGTTTTTCTTGAGTATAGATATGCCCTCCGATAATCGTTTCTTGAAATCCACCACGCTTTCTGATGATGGTATTTTCACCTTGTTTAATTTTTAACTTGTACATCCTTTTCTTTTGCTAGTTCTTCTAAAAATTCCTTTGTTGACGTTGCTTTGATATGTGGATACAACTTTCTCAATTGACTCAATTTTAGAGTAGTTAAATCAATTTCTTTTGGCTCAACTTTTTTAACTGTTTTCAGTTTCTTAATCAATTTCTGCTTCCCTTTCATATTCTTTTAATTTACGTTTAAAATCCTTAATTATTGTATACGCTCCATGATGCGATATATTGAGATGCTTAACCAAACCTCGAACTGTTGTTATCTTTTTAACCAGGTAAATATCCAAGAATCTCAACTCATGCGGCTCAGCATTCAAACGATACATTTCGATTGCGTATAATCTATTTTGATAATGACTATCGTCTACTTCATCATCCTCCATATATATGTCATTAATTAGTGATTCGTTTGCGAGAATCTTATTATTTATATTAAATTCTGAGTTATTCCACTTGTAAGTATTAGACGATACCATACGAATAAAGCCGCCTAGACTCCTTTCATTTGGAATTTTAGCGGCTCTATTTATGCACGTTAAATATATTTCGGTTGTGATGTCTGAGACGTTTATAGTGGCGCATTTAGAAGAGTTGACTTTTACCACGGATTGAATTTCGTTCCAATTCTTAGAAAAGTATAGGTCAATTTCTTCTTTATTCACGCAACTAATGTAAGTAAAAAATCCATAACTTCACCCCAAAATTGAAATAAACTTGAATTTGCTTCTGTTGGATCTATCTCCAGGTGTTCGTGTACCATTGCTAAAATCTTCTTACATCGGTTAATGGCTTCGACTAATCCATGATTCTCTACCATCTGCTGGGCTTTTAATTGTGCTGTCATAGTTCCCTCAGATTATCTTCATTAGACTGATTAAACGAATCAAATGCGCCTTGTTCCATCTCGGACCAGTCAACATATTCGTGCATCGTTTTTGCTAATATCTCTAAATTAACCAAGCAACGATCAACCTCATGTACAAAATCAATTGAATGAATTTTGATGTAGTCAGGTCTAAGTGTAAAGTCACAGTATGTTACTTCAATATCATCGTCTAATCTTATCTCAAATGCTGTTTGTGTTCCGTTAAATCCGTATAATTTCATATCACAAGTTTGTTAATGTTTAAAATTTCTCTGATTTGTTCTCGGATGTAATGCGCCATGTTATGCTCATCCTCTGAAGCTTCCCTATTTTGGTAAATATTATGCTTTGTAGTTGACCTTAGTAATTGGTCAAGCTCCAAAAGCGAATGCTTCCAATCAAATGCCTCAAGTGCTAACTTAGCATCTTCTTGTTCTTCGTATTCAATTGTTATTTTCATTCGTTATATTTTTTAGTTGTTGATAAATAGATTCAGATTGTTTGCCCCAGTACATCTCACAAGTTGTTCCATCAAATGGTGGTGTGAAGAAGTAGCTTTGCCGCTCACTTGCCTGAGCTGTGAATCGGTAACAGCTTTCCTTAATCGGGCAACCATCACCCGTACACATCGTTATATCTGCCATACTTTCAAAATAATACCCTCCCCGATTAAAGGGAGGATAGGTTAAACGTTTCGATTAATAGTTGAACGTTTGGATTATCTCAAAATGGAAGCAAATCATCCACTTCATCAATCGGTGGTGTTTGTGTTAGTGGTGCTGGAGCTTGTCCTTGTGCATCAATCTTCCAACCCTCAATCGTATTAAAATACTTTTCTTCGCCTTGTGGATTGGTCCACATTCGACCACGAAGATTAACTCCGATTGTAACGTCTTGACCTGGTCTAATTCCATCCAACAAACTACATTTATCTTGAGTAAACTGTATCTCAATTTCTTGAGGATATGTGTCACTAGTAACAATTACTAATGTACGTTTACTGAATTTGTCGCTAACTACCTGAGTAGCGTTTACTAATTTAATTTTACCTGATACTTCCATAACTTAAAAACTTAATAATTCAACACCTTTATTCATTTGTTTATTCAATTCATGCGCTTCGTTTAACGCAATCTCACTCCATTCTTTTACTGACTTTAATACTGGCTTTGCATTCGTCCCTAAATTTACTAAACTTTCTCTATTAATCGACCAAACCTTTAAAGGTTTTAATGCTTCAGGTCGATACGATCCAAAGTAAAGCGTTTCTAGTTTAGGATTAACAGTAAAATAATGTACACACTGATGTACATAATCTAGTGGAATATCCGCACTAAGACAGTTTTCAACGTGCTTCTTTGCTGATGGACACTTAACCTCAAAACATATCGTTTCATCTTCAGTAATCGCATCAGGTGATATGCCTAAGATAGGACACTCAACTGATTGAAGCCATCCTACTGATTGAACGTTAACACCAGTGTACTGCATCATTTCAAATATTGCCTCAGGTTCTAACTCATTACCTCGCTCCATCGCAGCTGATTGGTAACTTTCTTCGTGTACATATTGCTCAGTATATTCCGCTAACATCTCAAGGTAAAGTGTATCACCTTTAGTGAATAAACCTTTTGAACGTGTACCGCCAACTTTTGCCCATTTGCATTGAAACCATTCTTCAGTTCCTTGTATTATATCTTTTCTTGTAATCATAACTTTTCTATTTCTTGTTTAACTTTATACCAATATTCTAATGCAGTCATTTTATCAACTATAATAGAATCTTCATTATCAATCCAATTACTAACATCCATTTCGTCAATTATTCTAGATCTATGAATATTCATAGTATAAAGTAATGTTTTAGGAAATCTCATTATCTCATCAACTGCTATTAGTGCACATTGTTTTATCATTTCTTTTCTAATAAATCTATTAATTACACTTGATATTTGGTGCAATCCTTCTTTATTAAATCTTACAAATAATTCTTCTGCTTTCTCTTGTGGTGTCATGATAATTTAGTTTTCATTTCATCTTTCTTCGCTACTACAACCGACAAACCTTGCTCGGCTTTAGATAGGCTCATGTAACGCTCTTTTAAATCGTCTAATGATGTTGCTCCACTCAATACATTTAATGCTGCTGACGGGTCTAATTGTGGTGCTACGTTCAAAGCCTTACGAACTCGAACACCTCCAACTATCTGACCTTTCATCTTAACCGTAGCGTCAATGTATAACTCAACTGTTACGGGCATCTTCCAGGTGTTCAAATTTGCACCACCGTTGCACAATCGTCTAATCGTTGCGGCATTGGTTGCGTTAAGTACTAATGGCTTAATTGATTCAGTAAAGTAAG